TATTTATTGCTCCTTAAAAAGACCAGAAGCATGAGATCCCGCTGATTAACGATTGGGGATTTTTGCCGTAACTCATGCTTCTGGGTGTTCATTGCGGAAGGGTTCCGTTCTGTCTGAGGCTTTGAAGATCCTCTGGGGTTAGGGTTCTGCCAATGAGTTGCTCGATACATTGGTAAGATTTTTCCAGCTCATTTACCAGACAGCTAATCTGTTCCTTCTCCTCTGTCTCTCCATGCGTAAAAGATATCCATGATTTGTCATCAACTTTATTGCAGGCCTCAAGATGATTTTTTAGGATGTTTATGATCCCTTCATCATCAATGTTATGATCATCGTTGTTGATTAGGTGAGCGTTATAATCAAACTGAAACATGAGGTCGTAAACTTCTTCTCTAAAACTTAGAGTCATTTCCCGTACTCCCGAATGTTCCAGCTATGGGAGCGATCCCAGTTCTGGGCGTGGTTGATTACCCATCGTCTAGCATCATCTGAGGATTCCCCCCAGACGATGTAACGATCTTGCGTGATGGGGTGGCCTCTGTTGTCTAGGGGCGTACAGATGTATTGCTGAATACCGTCTTTCAGGTAGTTTTTGTCAAAGCTGTCAAAATCTATTTTGAACATGTTTAATCCTCAATAATTTGGTGAGTAGGATGTATGCACCAGATACTCATTTTTTTTGCGATTGTCGGGGCGATCTATGTCGAGTAATCCCCCAAAGTAGTGGCCACAACAATCATGTTCGCAGGAGCATCCTTTTATGAACGCATCACGCATAACTGCCCGTAGCTCTTCTCTTGGTACTGATTTGTTGGTTTTAATGCGGTAGGTCTTGGCGTAACCGCCTTCATCGTCATAGTCATACTTGATGTGACGGGATAGGACACGCCAATTCCAGTCAAGGTATGCCCATTTATCCCTGTGCGAGCAATCAGGGTTGTACTTGCGGGTGGTATTCTTTATTGCTCTAAGCCAGCTAATGTCCATTTGTTTGTCTCCATTAGTCAAATTATGATCTCGTAACGTGAGATATACGTATCGTTCCCATGTTTTATGTCACCGGATCTGATAAAAGTGACAACCCGATAATAGTCACACTATATGTATATGTCAACAATTTATCAACATTCCAGGTAATAAGATATAACCTATTGAAACAGCACCAGAATCAATGGTAGAATCTATCTATGGCAAGTACAGCTATTGTTAGAAAAAACAAGCATGAGGAGTTTATTCGACACTTCGCACGATCCGGCAACGCAACTCAAGCAGCAGTAGCAGCAGGATACTCGGAACGTACAGCCAGAACACAAGGGTATCAACTCAAAGTAAAACTCGCTGGAGAGATTGCACACGCAGTAGGGTTACGAATAGCATCAGCAGCACCTGCCGCACTCGGTACTCTAATCAAGCTGGTAGAGTCAGCAGAGACAGATGATAGAGTCAGGCTTGCAGCTGCAAAGGATATACTAGACCGTGCAGGATACAACGCCTCCAACAAAGTAGAGATAAGTACACTGGACACCAAGACCGATGACCAGTTACGTGCAGAGTTGAGAGAACTAATGGGTAACGTCATAGATGTAACACCAGAGTAACGATGCACTCCAGACATGATAGACATGATAGTATCAACGTTCCCCCCACCCTCCCCTCTCTCCCCTCAAATACGCAATACATAGCAAAATCAATCACATACACGCAAAATCACGCACAATAGAGACCCCGTACCAGGCGACCCCTACCCCCCCAAATCGCTGCTTGTGTGCATAGCATAGGGTTGAGTTCCTACACCAAAGGGGAAATTTAATTACCAAAGGGGAAATTTAATCAGGAGGAAATCAGGGAAATCACCCCAAATCCAGACAAATATCAATAAACCACCACCGGATTGTCGGAATACCGGAAGAACCCCGAATCTGATATATCTTGCAAATCAAGCAGTTAGTTAACATCTCCCAGTACAGATATACAAGGCCGAAGGCGACAAACGCTGTTTTATTGTCTTGATTTCCGCATTGGCAAGTCGTAACTTATAGTATTATAAGGGGGAAGTTCTCTGAATTGCTGTAAAGTGCTGAAATAAAAGAATAATCAGGAAAAGACCACCTGTTGTATACCTAGTCAACATCTAGCTATATGCCAGTTGTTGACTATCTATACCCCAGTTATTAGTATCCTATTGCACAATACAGCTAGTTTTGTTATAGTTGATAGCTACAAAAAGGATAATATAATGGCAGGACAGAAAGAAGAGTATTTTATGACATTCTACAGAGACATAGCCTTGCTACACGCAATTGCAAACAAGCAAACACTGTTCTTTTCTCACATGGTCAGTAGAATGGACAAGGATCAGATAATTCAGATGACTCCCTATGTTAGGAAGCAGATTATGGATTTGATTGGTGCTACACAGAAAAACAAGTTAGCAGGAGCTTCACAGTATATTGACAAGCTGATTAAGTCGGAATTGATTGCGAGTGTAGGTGATGGTGCGTATATGATAAATCCAAGAATACATGGCTACACGAACTGGAAGGAGAGTATTGCTACCAAGCATAGGCAGTTTACTGAATTAAGACTCCGATACTCAGAGGAGAATGGGAGAGAGATTGAGATTCGGTAATGACAATAGCTGATTTCGACCCAACGGTACTAGAGAGATATACGAAGCCACCATCTATGTTGCATTTTCAGTGGCAAGGGAGCAGGGTATGACTCAGGAAGAGATTAGACTTTCGTATATAGGAAAGAAATGAGCGTAGAGAGAGCTTTAGAGATAGCCAAAGAGTTAGAGTATAGGGAAACCCATAATCGGCTGAGATACTATAAACCTTACGAGTATCAGAGGGAGTTTCATGCTGCAAAGGTCAGTCAGAAATTGTTAATGGCTGCCAACAGAATTGGGAAAAGTTACTGTGGTGCTATGGAAATGGCAATTCACCTAACAGGGGAGTACCCGAAATGGTGGAAGGGCAGGAAATGGATGAGACCTATCAGAGCGTGGGCTGGAGGAGCCTCAAACGAGACTACACGGGACATTCTACAGAAAGAGCTACTAGGACAGCCAGACGATCCATCTGCAAAAGGCACAGGCTCTATTCCAATAGACAACATAGGTAACTCTACAAGGAAACCTGGTGTGCCAAACGCAATGAATAGTGTAGTAATCAAGCATAAGAGTGGTGGTTATTCGAGATTAGGCTTCAAGGCTTATGAAATGGGGAAGGAAAAATGGATGGGAGAGAGTCTTGACTTGATATGGCTCGATGAGGAACCTCCACCAGAGATATATACACAGGCAATTACTCGTACAGCGGATAAAGCTGGAATGGTCTATATGACATTTACACCTGAAAGCGGTATGACAGAGACAGTCGCTCAATTCCTCAATGACTTACGCCCTGGTCAGTACATTCAGACTGCTGGATGGGACGATGCCCCTCACATGACAGAGGAGGTTAAGGAGCAAATTCTAGTAGCACTGCCTCCACATGAAAGAAAAATGAGATCACAAGGTATTCCTTCATTGGGATCAGGTCTGGTCTTTCCAGTACCAGAGGATCTTATCAAGTGTGAGCCATTTGATATTCCTAACCATTGGCCGAGAATATCTGGAATGGATTATGGGTGGGATCACCCTACAACGGCAGCCTGGATAGCATGGGATAGAGACTCAGACGTAGTGTATGTGTACGATAGTTATGCACAATCTATGGAAGTTGCAGCGGTTCATGCAGCAGCGATCAATGCAAGACCTAAATGGATACCCGTTATCTGGCCTAGAGATGGTAGACAGGCCGATAAAGGCTCTGGTACTCCATTGGCAGATCAATATAGGGCATTAGGTGTGAATATGCTTAAAGGTAATGGCAGGAATTGGGGAGGCTGGTTCACAAATCCACCGTCAGCAGGGATGAAAGAGGGTACTGGAGGGGTATCTTTAGAGGCTGGAGTGATGGATATGTTGGAGCGAATGAAGACAGGGAGGTTCAAAGTCTTCGATACACAGTCGCAAGTCTTTGAAGAGTTTAGAATGTACCATAGAAAAGATGGCAGAATTGTACCTTTTAAGGATGATTTAATATCTGCGATCAGGTATGCTGTTATGTCATTAAGGTTTGCCAGAGTGCATGAGACTCAGCCTCGTCAGTATATGGCAGACAGCGACTACAGCGTTTTCACTTAGGAGAGGGAAATGGGCGGAATTATCAGAGCAGCGACCAGCTTGCCGAAAATGATATTCAGGGACTCGGCAGGCACTCCTGCGCCACAGCCGGTACAGGATGTTGGTAATGCCACAATGTCTGGGTTAGGCAAAATGATAGCTGGAACCGGATCTGTTCAGGGCGAGATCGACAAGCTCGGTCTTGAGTCTGAGGACAAGGGAATCGACATGAACAAGAAAAAGAAGGGTCGTTATGACACACTTCTTACTGGGCGTGGAGCCTCCCTCGGCTCTCCCGACATTAAGAAGAAGTCTCTTCTAGGAGGTTAGCATGGGATTGAAATCGACCTCAAACAGATAACGAATTTAGTATTTTTTAGGAGATAATTAT